AAAGAGGGAGAGATGTTCCCCTCTCCTACTACGCCGCACACACCGGACGGTGGGGTGGTTCAGACAAGATCAATTTCCAAAACTTTCCCTCACGTGGTGATAACGCAGGGAAGCTCAAGAAGGCCATCCTTGCACCCGAGGGTCACGTGATCATTGACTGCGATTCTGCGCAGATCGAGGCGCGGGTACTTGCATGGTTCGCACAGCAAGATGATTTAGTGGAGGCATTTAGAAATGGCGAGGACGTATACAAGATCATGGCATCGGCTATCTACCGCAAGGAAAGAGAAGAGGTCACCCCGTCTGAAAGATTTGTTGGCAAAACCACCATTCTTGGAGCGGGTTATGGCATGGGCAGTGCGAAGTTCCAAACGCAACTCAAGACTTTCGGCGTGTCGGTCAGTGCAGAGGAGTCTGCAAGGATTATCTCTACCTACCGTGGTACCTATCCTAGTATCCCCACCTTATGGAAGTCCGGTTCCACGGCGATTGATGCTATGAGTAAGAAGCGTACCGCTACATGGGGTAACGGGTGTATCAGTATTGGTGCAGAGGGAATCCTCATGCCCAACGGGTTGTATCAAAGATACCCAAATCTGCGAAAAGTACGAGACAAAGACGGAAAAGACCAGTATATTTATGATTCACGCAAAGGCGCGGTGAAGCTGTACGGCGGCAAGTTGACAGAGAACATTTGTCAGGGCTTGGCACGTTGCATCATTGGCGAACAGCTAATCAAGATCAGCAGGAAGTATCGTGTGGTACTCACTGTTCATGATGCTGTGGCGTGTGTGGCACCAAAAGAAGAAGCACAGGAAGCTATGGCGTATGTGATGGAGTGCATGCGATTTGTACCGTCATGGGCAGATGGCATCCCATTGAACTGCGAGGCAGGGATTGGAGAGAGTTATGGCGATTGCTAACAGGCCGTATGGCAAAACATTCAAAGGGCACACCATACCCTACGGTACTTTGGTAGGTACTAGTAAAGAACTGCGTGAGACGTATTACTACTACGGGTACAAAGAGGATTCGATGTTGCCCGAAATACCATGTCCAAAGTATGAGCATCGTGAGTGTCATAACCCCGAGGAAGAGGTACACAAGAAAGAGATGGTTAGAGTTGTTGAAGAGGTGTTGGACACACTGACCCCAAGGGCAAAGAAAGTGATGTGCATGCGATTTGGGATTGGCCTCACGCAAGATTACACACTAGAGGAAGTTGGCATTAGATTTGATGTAACACGTGAACGTATCAGGCAGATTGAAGCCAAAGCGATACGTAACTTAAAGAAACCGGCACGGGGAGATATTCTTAGAGAGTTGATTGGGTACTACCTAACAACAGCAGAAAAGAAAGCGGAAGAAGAATCTGCTAGAACAAGATGGCAAAAGGAACGAGCAAAAGCCGAGGAGCAGAGAGAAGCACGAGCACAAGCAAAGATAGACCGTGACCATGCCATATTCAAGCAAAGGCGAGAAGTAGAAGAGAGAATGTACAAGGCTGATCGTGAGCTACGTAAGAAGTGGGACGAGCTAAAGCCAATGGTGTCTGACGTTCAATGGGTAGAACATTTGAAGATAGAGAACCCTGAGATGTACGCAGAGTTGAAGTATTTGGTTGGAGATATTTGGGGTACTAACGCAAAAATTGTTTGGGAAATGTACGCAGAAAAGGAGAAAAGAAAATGAGAGAGTTTATTGAATACATCAAGCGGTTGTTTGCTCCTGTGTCCCCTGCGGTCACGGATGAGCATTGCCCGTATTGTCATGGCCTTGGCTATGACGCAAGTGGATTTACATGTAGCTGTTTAAAGGAGAAGAAATGAACGAAGAAGATTACCAAGCGGTACGTAAAGTGTTGCTTGACACACTGGAACAAATGAACAACACACGCAATGACGCCATAGAAGAAGTTGCTATTGAGTTTGAAAAGATGAAAGTTTTTGAAGCGGACACCATGGCAAGCATTGCCGTGAATATAAGGAGTATGAAGCGATGATCAAATACGACCACTACGATGAAGCGATCATTGGCCCTGCGCTTGTATGGCGCGACCAACAACGTGTTGGTGTGTTAGTGTATGACGCTGAAAAGATCAGGGAGATTCTGATGCGTGACGGCATGGATGCCGAGGAAGCCCGTGAGTTTATTGAGTTCAATATCGAAGGCGGTTACTTAGGTATTGATACCCCTGTACTGGTATGGCCACAAGATGAATGGGATGGTGAGTATGACTAGAGAAGACATTATTCGCATGGCAAAAGAAGCGGGCATGGAGTCATTTGATATTTGTGTTGAATTAGATGACTTTGCCAAGCTAGTAGCACAACATGAGCGTGAGGCGTGTGCTGAAGTTTGCAAGAAACAGGCTGATGTGTATGCGGGGCTTGAAGGAAACCCAACGGCAAAATCAGCATGGGCGGCTTGCATTGATAACCGTGATGCTATCCGAGCAAGGGGACAAGCATGAAACCAATAGCATGGTACGACCCAACTAACGGCATGGTCAGTACAGACAAAGACTCACCTTTGTTTACACCGCTTGGTCAGGTATTGCCTTTGTATTCACAGCGCACATGGGTAGGGCTGACCAAAGAAGAGCGACACGAAATCAGCATGGCTAATAAACCATACGTTGCAGACATTATGGCGGCGCATGAAGAAGAACTTAAACGGAGAAACACATGACCAAAGCACCCGCATGGAGTTACTCAAGCATCACATTGTTTGATCAGTGCCCAAAGAAGTATTACCACATGCGTGTGGTGAAAGATATCAAAGAGCCTGAGAGTGAAGCGATGCTATATGGCACTGCGGTACACACCGCCGCCGAAGAGTACGTGCGGGATGGCACACCGATCCCCGAGCAATACAAGTACATGGAACCCATGCTTGAGAAGCTCATGAAGATTGACGGTGAAAAGATTTGTGAGTTGAAGATGGGCATCAAGAAGGTGGACGGTAAGTTCGCGCCTTGTGGATTCTTTGACAAAGATGTTTGGTATAGAGGCATAGCCGACCTACTGATCATCGACAGTAAGAAGAAAGAAGCCCGAGTCATTGACTACAAGACGGGCAAGAGCAGTCGGTATGCAGACCCAAAACAACTGGCACTGATGGCCGCTTGTGTGTTTGTGCATTACCCTGAGATTGAGTTCGTTCGTGCAGGGTTATTGTTCGTAGTCTGTAAGGACTTTATACCCGTGGATTTCCCTGTCCACAACAAGTTTGATATCTTTGCCAAGCTAGATGATGTGCTTGTTTCACGTGAAACAGCGTATGAAACTGGGGTGTTCAACCCCAAGAAAAACTTCACTTGCAAAGCATGGTGTCCTGTATCAGAATGTAGCCATAACGGAAGGAATTGACATGCCCTATAAGAACCCCGCTGACCGTAACGTCAAGCGCGAATACGAGTTAGAGAAGAAACGTGCGGGTGCACACGAAGCGCGAATGGAGCGACAACGTGCACGGCGTAAGTTAGACAAAGAAGGTAAAGATGCCAACGGTAACGGCAAGGCTGACATGCGTGAAGGCAAAGATGTTGCCCACACGAAAGCCCTGTCCAAAGGTGGCAGTAACAAGAACGGTGTGCGTATTGAGAGCGCATCGGCCAACAGATCATTCAAGCGCGGATCGAACCACAAGGTGGTGTCTGAAGTAAGTGCAAGAGAGCGCAAGAAAAAATAGTTTCTCGAATAGTCTGCGAGGTAAGGTACGAGTAGTAGCAGACGGGGGTTTTTGAGATTGACCCATATAACCGTATCAGTCAATGATGTTTTAAAACTTTCGACAGCGAGTTGACCGTAACCCCCACGTCACGGGGGACTTATAAAAAGAACCTGACGCACACCGTGTTCAGGACGTTAGTCATTGGAGAGAAGAGTGCAAATTATTGATAACCGTGCGTTACTGCTGAAGGTACGCAATCCCGACAGAATTACTACGGTGATTCCAAAGAGCAAAGTTTTGTCAGATGACGGGGAGATAGCAGAAGTTTTGGTGAATTGGGATTTGGAGGAGTCGATTGTCTTGAAGAACCTCAAGATCAAAGATGTTCCCTCGCCCATCAACGCTTCATACAACTGGCCCGGGCTGTATAAACCTTTTGCACACCAAAAAGTTACAGCGTCTTTCTTGACGATGCACAGGCGCTCGTTCTGTTTTAACGAACAGGGTACGGGCAAGACTGGCTCAGTGATTTGGGCATCGGACTACCTACTATCAAAACGCATCATCAAGCGTGTACTGGTGATCTGCCCACTGTCTATCATGGAGTCGGCATGGCGTAATGACTTGTTTAAGTTTGCTATGCACCGCAAGGTGGACACTGCCTATGGCAAGCCGGAGAAGCGCAGGGAGATCATCGCAGGGGATGCTGAGTACGTCATCATCAACTATGACGGGGTAGAGATTGTTGCTACGGACATTATCAAGGGCGGCTTTGACCTCATCGTGATTGACGAGGCTAACGCCTATAAAAATCCCTCTACAAAACGTTGGAAGGTGTTAAACAATCTGCTGAAGCCGCACACATGGCTGTGGATGCTGACGGGTACACCCGCATCGCAGTCGCCACTGGATGCTTACGGCATCGCCAAGCTAGTAAACCCCGAGGGTATCCCACGTTTCTACGGTGGGTTCCGCGATCAGGTCATGCACAAGATCACGCAGTTCAAGTGGGTTCCCAAGTTAGAGTCAGAGCAAGTTGTTCATAAGGCACTACAACCCGCAATACGTTTTACGAAAGAGCAGTGCTTGGACTTACCTGAGATGACTTACGTTACGCGAGACGTACCTCTTACTGCCCAACAGGAGAAATACTACGAGTTGCTACGTAAGCGGCTCATCGTACAAGCGGCTGGTGAGGAGATCACTACAGTCAACGCCGCTGCGAATTTAAACAAACTCCTACAATTATCTGGTGGTGCGGTGTATTCAGATACAGGAGAAGTAATCCACTTTGATGCAAGCAACAGACTTGCAGTGCTACGTGAAGTGATCGAAGAGTCTAGCCATAAGGTGTTAGTGTTTGTGCCATACAGACATGCCATCGAGGTGGTTGCAGATGACCTACGTAAGCACGGGTACCCGACAGCCGTCATTCATGGCGGTGTGTCGGTGGGGAAACGTTCAGAAATCTTTGACCGTTTCCAAACAAAAGATGACCTACAAGTACTGGTCATCCAACCACAAGCGGCCTCGCACGGGGTAACTCTGCATGCCGCCAACACCATCGTCTACTGGAGTCCAGTGATGTCAGTCGAGACCTATCTCCAAGCCAATGCGCGTGTTCACCGAGCGGGGCAAAAGAATCCCTCAGTGGTGGTGCACTTGCAAGGCAGTGGGGTAGAACGCCGGATGTACAAGATGCTAGAGAACAAGGTAGACATTCACAATCGCATGATCGACTTATACGGGGAAATACTTAGATGAAATATTCTTGACAATGTAAAGTTTATGTTATTATCCATACACAAAACAAAAAGGAGAGAGCTATGACCGAGACAATATCGGTTGATAAACTCGTCGCCGTCTACATCAAGATGCGCGACAAACGTGCCGAACTTTTACGTTCATACGAAGAAGCTGACAGCACGGTAAAGACACAGATGGAAGTTGTGGAGACCAAGCTATTGGACATCTGCAAGGAGATCGGTGTTGATCGTCTTGGTAGCACTCACGGTACGGTAATGCGTACGGTGAAGACCCGCTACTGGACAAGTGACTGGGAATCAATGCACAAGTTCATCTTGGAGAAGAAGATGCCCGAACTGCTTGAACGCCGTATCAGTCAGACAACCATGAAACAACTGTTGGAAGAGAACCCCGAGCTTATGCCCATGGGTTTGAACACTGACAGCAAGTACAGCGTAACTATAAGGAGAACCACAAGTGGAACTTGAACAATCATTGACCGTGCCCGAAGTGGCAAAGATGTTGCGGATGTCACGTCAGACAATCTACAACATGGTCAAGGCGGGGGACATCCCCCATTTTAGAGTAGGCAACAAAGTGCGTTTCAATCGCGCCGATCTTGATGCCTTAATGCAAACCAAACCTGTAACAACTGGAGAAACCAAATGAGCGAAATGACACTATTTTCTAAGGGCGGCAACACACTACCTGCCCACCTGAAGAACCTACAATTAGACGCAACCACAAAAGCCTTGATGGGTGGCAGTGGTAACGGCGGCGGTAAGCGCATCTCCATTCGCGGCAATGTGTTCCGCATGATGGTTGATGGAAAAGAAATTGCACAGAACGAAGACCGTGCAATGAACATTATTATTGCGGCGGCAAATGCCAACGTATCGAGAACATTCTATGCAGGAACTTATCAAGAAGGCCAAGCCATGGCACCCACATGTTGGTCAAACGATGGTGTCACACCCGACATCAAGTCTGAGCAACCACAAGCAAGCAAGTGCGCTTCATGTGCCCAAAACATCAAAGGCTCCGGTCAAGGTGATTCCCGCGCATGCCGGTTCAGTCAACGCCTTGCCGTCCTCTTGGAGAACGATATTCGTGGAGACATTTATCAACTGACTCTCCCTGCGCAGTCAATCTTTGGTGCGGCTGAGAATGGCAAGATGCCTTTGCAGTCATACGCAAAGTTCTTGGGCAGTCATGGTTTGCCAGTCACGGCAGTCGTCACTGAGATGCGTTTTGATACTGCAAGCGCAACACCACGCCTGACGTTTAAGGCAGTGCGTCCATTGAACGAAGAAGAGTTGGCAATGACCCAAGACAAGGGTCAGTCTGCTGAAGCTAAATCTGCTATCGCCGCAACCGCCGCACAACTTGATGGTGCTACAAAAGCAGAGTTCGTTCGACCACCCGCCGCAGTCGAAGCTCCCAAAGCGGAACCCAAGGTAGAGGCTGAAGCTGTTGAAACAGCAGAGCCTACAAAGCGTACTAAGAAAGCCGCACCAAAAGATGTGGCTGACATCTTGGACGATTGGGCTGAAGAGTAATTGAATCGGGGGGAACGCTGTGCAAAGGCTTTTTGAGCTTGCAGACGAGCAGTTAGTACCCCCACCTCAAAGGAGAGCATCATGCAACAACAACTTTTTCCAAGTGAGCCAAACCCGATTCCCGGGCTGGCGCGTAACACTGACCCCGAGACGAGCCACGATGCCGCCGAGTCAATAGATACCACCGCACTAGAGCGTATTGTTTATGACGTTATCAAGCAGTTTCCAAATGGCTGTATTGGTGATGACGTTGTGAAGATGTTGCCGCAGTTTGGGATTCAAACAATTAGCCCACGTTACGCACCACTGATCCGCAAGGGTTGGGTTGTTGATACAGGCGAAAAACGTCAAGCACGTTCAGGTCGTAGTCAGCGCGTAATGAAGGTAATTAAAAAAGAAGAGTATGAACAACAGAGGCTATTCCCGTAAATTTGTTGATGCGAACAATAAGGCAGACCCATTTCATGTGGGTGTGCAACTTGGACGTATTTGCATACAACGTGACATTCCAGTACAGGATGTAGCCGAACATTTAGACGTATCACGTCAGGCCATTTACATGTGGTTCTTGGGGAAAGCACTGCCGCACCCGAGCAAACGCAAAGTATTATGGGAACTGCTTGACCGCCTAACGGCCAACGCCGTAACTTGATCCCGCGCCCATGGTCTATCGCCAGTAGACCGGAAGGCTTACCTGTCTGTAAAAGAGAAAACAATGACAACACGGAACCCCTTTCTCACATCTGTACTTGCCTCTGAAGGTTTGTACTGTGTGGTTGGATTGAAGAAGGGTGCGCCGAGGCAGACTTTTGTAGAAACGATTGATGAGATTGATGGAGTCGTAGATGGACTTATCTCGCAGGGGTTTGACGCATACTTTGGATGCGCTAAATATCTTTTGGAAGATGAAGGTCGCACAGCAAAGAACGCAAAATGGTTTAAGGCTTTTTGGCTTGACCTTTC